TTGCTCTCAATTTCTTCAAGTTTTTCGAGGGCTTTTTGATAGTTTTTAAGCCATGTTTTATATGTTGTTGCCTTACTCTTCCGTTGCTTTTCTTTTTGGATTCGCTTTCTAAGACCAATGTGGGAAATTTCTCGTCCTGTTCTGTCACTAAGCCACCCCGCTACTTCTCTATATGAATACTCTTTTAAATAATCTTTAGCTAGTTCTAGAGCCTCTAGTTCCTCAATAATAGGTACAAGAATATCTTCATCGTCTTCATGGACCTCATATCCAAAAGGAATGGTTCGACTAATTCTAGGAATCATCAACCATTCGTTATCGTCCTTTAGCCCTACGGGATCGGGCATTTTAAAATAGCCTACATTATGCATTATTGTTTTTTTCTATTTCTACGAGCCGATACAACTCTTAAATTTCCACTACTATTATTTCTTGGATTACCGTCCTTATGATCTATATGTTTACCATCACCTTTTCTTACTTTTCCTCCTATTTGGAAGATTTTTCTATTTTTATTTCTAGATGCACGTTCAACTTTCATGCGTTTGCTTTTTTGATATTTAGCATAGTCTCCTTTTTTATATGCCTTGAGCCGTGTCCTTTGGTGGCAATAACATAATGCCACTAGGAGCAGTCAACTCAACTTTATCTGTTTTGTGAATACCAATACGATCCAGCAGTTCTTTTGCTGCATTGAGCCTATGCTGATTGCCTAGCTCTGAAGGACGATCCAGAACATTAATCATTGCTCTCGCTGCTCGTGGAGCATTCATAGCAAGATACTCTTTTGTAAGTTCAAGTACTTCGTCCTTCACGGAACGTAGAACTTCGGAAGGACTTGTACCCTCACTGTAACCAGCTATTTGCTTTGCTCTGGTATAGTCTCCTTCAGCCTCATCAAAGAGCACCTTCAGAAATGTTTGTTGTTTATTTGTAAGTTCTCTCACTTGCGTAAGCTCCTATCTCCAAACCACCATGCTACTGCTGTAGTAGTTAAAAACATCATTTGATTTGATAATTCACGTACAATTGTAGGATCATCCTGAACACTAAAGAAAATATATCCTGAAAAACCTAACAGGCCAAAAGTAAGTACAGGACGTACAAATCTTAGTATAGATGCAATAATAGGTGTAGTAGGACCGTATGAAGCATCATGTGCATAAGAAGCAGTCTTAATGTCTGAGTCTGCCTGTGTCTGAACTATTAGCTGTTCACTTTCAAGCTCATCTTTACGGGCTGTAATCTGTAGCTCTTGAAGTTGTAGCTCTTGATCAAATTCCAGCTTCATCTGCTTTAGCTCTTGCTTCTTTTCAAGAAACCTGCCGACTGTACCAATAGCACTACCGATAATTCCTGTAGCACCACCCGATAATACTGAAGCAATAATTTCAAACATACATGTCTCCTTCTACCAGACTGCTGCAAACTTTCGATTGTCTACATGTAAAAAGGAATTATAGTTTATGCCAAACCCTTTAAACCCCGCAAACTTTGCAGCTTCTATTAGTTCTTCTTTATTTACTCCACGCAATGAAATATCAAAAGCGGTAGAAGGTCGAGACTTAGTAGCTCTATGTTGACTTTTTGGTGCGCCACCTACTTTTGCATTATGTATTGGACATCTTGCTGCACTGTTTATAATTAATGGAACTCTAATAATATCTCTTGTCTTTTGTAATTTATCTATTGCAGCGTCCTGTATGAATATATTACCACAACCACATTTACAGGCTAGTTCTGACCACATAAAGGACGTACTAGCAAACTTCATGAGATTGGTAACTGCAATACTTTCCAAAGCAATGTAAGCATACCTACTACCACCGTAACTGTAGAACCCATAATAACTGCTTCAAGCCTTCGTATTCGACCTGTTAAAGAGTCAAGCTGCCTTTGTGTAGCTTCTGCTCTGACTGCACATTCTCTCTCATGAGCAATCATCTCTGTCTGAACTTGGGCAGCGGTAACAGCCATTACGCAACCTCTTCCATTACAGATTTAACTTTACCTGTTTCTAAATCAAAGGTTTCTAAAATGGATTGAGAAGTCATTTTTCTTAGGTTCTCAGCTTCTAACATATCCTGTGGCTCCACTCCAGTATTTTCACGTTGCCCAAATAGCATCGTTACATTTATTCTTTTGTTGTCAAACCCCGGAAGAAAGTTTACATCGGCGGTTTTATGAAACAGATTAGAATCAAACATAACACACCTATTGTACTTATATGGAATATATACAGCCTTTGACTGCTGCTTGTCTAGATATTCCATAACTTCATTCTTATCGTCACCGTTATATCTATTAAAGTTCCAATCAGGAGGAGCACCTGCATCCCAAATCCACATACCTCCTGTTTTACCAATGTCTTTTTCTTTGTCGTAATCTGCATTTGCTTCTGTAGGTGTAATCCAGAAGTTTACATTGACAGCCGCAAAGTCTGCATGTATATCAATGCCGGGACACTTAGACTCATATTTAAATGCCCACATCTGCGATAGATTACGTTTGTTCGTCGTATTAAATATCTCTGGTAGATTTTGCACCATCTCCAAAGCTAATGTTTCTAAAGCTTGTGGTGTAAATCCGTTTTGTCGAAAGGCACCCAGATACCCTCTGCCATATAATGTATTCCAAAAAGGAAACTCAAGACAGTAATTCTTTAGTTTTTGCAGTGCTTCCAGATTCATAAAGTCATCAATAACTACAATGTTTGGTTGTGTCTTGTAATAGTTTTCTGAAATAGCATCAAAGGGAAGTTTTAGATTTAATGCTCCCTCGTGCTGATGATGGTATGGAAGTGAAAGACGCCCTGTATTCAGTAACCATAAAAGATGCCCGATATCATGTGCTTCCTTCATATGAAGCATGTGATCCTTGAAAGGCTGGTCATTAGAATTTTCTAGCGGATTGTATTCTTTCTTAGTTGTTTTAGCTTTAGCTCTACGTTGCTTTCTATTCATAAGGACTACGCCTTCTTCTTGGTTCTCCTATCGGGGGCTTTCTTTTTCTTTACGGGTGTTCCTACGGCAATCATTACACTCATGCCACTAGGCTTTCCTTTACCCTTCTTGTCTGCCACATATCTGCCACCATGCATTTTAGCTGCAGCTTTGGCATTCTTTTCACCTTCTTTTGTGTATGGAAATACTACTGTAGGCATATTATTTTTTCCTTTTCTTTTTTTTAACCATTCCACCATAATTAAATTTAAGAGAACGAGCTTTTCCTGACATAAAATCTTCATAGGATTTCTCTGCTGCTTTACTTTCTGAAGGACTTTGAGCTTTCACTGTTTTCATATACGCACTTTTCGTAGGAGCATTAGCTCTACGTATTTCTTGTTGAAGCTCGTCTTTAAGTTTTTTATTTTGAGCTTGAGTTAACTTGTAGACACTTCCTGTCGCAAGAGTGCCAGCAGTAACAGCAGGAATAACCCCTTTTATAATAGTATTAAGCCTTCCTGTGGCAACACCACCTGCCCGTGCGTTAAGTAAATCATTTTGAACTCCTTTTTGAAATTGTGAAAGGGGTATAAGACCTTTATGTCCAGCTTGGGAAACTGCTGGAGTTTTTCCTATTTCTCCTTTTGTACTATATTGTATCTTATGTTGTGGTACTTTTGGTGTTAATTTCTTTTCTATTGCGTTTCTCAGCCTTGTAAATGCATTTTTAGCTGCATCTATAGTTTTATGCCTACTAACAAGTTTTCCTACTACCCTTTCCCCAATCTTTTTAACTGCATATTTTGCAGTCGCTCTACCTGCAGTACCAGCAATTAAGTATAAACCATATACTAGAGGTGCTCCCATTATTTCTTCCCTTTGTTAATAGGCGTAGGTTTAGCGGACATGCCACCTACATAGAACATACCACTCTTACGATAGTCTATGTTCGCATTGCGCTTTTTCTTCATGCCACCTTTCATAAAGACACCACGGCCCTTTAGAACATCTGCTTGTGTAACTTTACCGTCACCAGTATGATCAGGAAATTTTTCCATCTTACTTAGTCCTCATAAGCTTCATGTCTTTAACCATGCCGCCACCAGCGTAAGAATGCTTCTTGCCTTTATACATGCCGCCACCCATCATCTCAGCCTTCTTGTGTATGGGACCACCTTTACGTTTTTTAGTTGCTGGTTCTTTTGCCATCATAATTGCACGTAAGTCTGCTCCTGATGTATCTTGCGTCATAGTTTCTTTTGACATATTTATAAGTTGATCTTGTTTTCTTGGGTTCATTCTTAGTAGTGATTCTGTTACCTTTTCAGACATACCTGATTCATTTGCAAAATCAATTACATCTTGTTGGGAATATCTTGGCCTATAGGG